ATAGGTTTGCGTCGAACTTCGTAATCTTGGTCTTTACGTAGTACGGCAAAAAATTGCCCGGGACTGACCTGTGCCATTGCTGCGCGAAGAATGTGGGGATGGACGCTTTCCGCGTCGGGTTTAGGGTTGTAAAAACGGGAACCCCGCGCACGCGGTGCAGGCCCCCTTACAAACTCACGAGGGTCTCTCTTTTTACCCATTGTGGGTTAAAGATACTGCTCGTTAACCTCAGCGAGGGGCGAACGATTTACAAAACCATGCATCGCCGGGTAGGCGCCGTTATCAGAAACGGATGCACGCTTGAGAACGGCCTCCGTCTCTACGTCACCACCGCGATCTGGAGTGAGGTTCTTAAACTCGCCGTCAGTTGCCCCAAGGCGAAGATCGGCGTTCATTGAACGAGAATTGTTTACGGCCATACTTTAGTTTACCACCTTAGAAATTACCCATAACTCTGGCTTTATTAGTAACTGGGCTGTTGCTTTGATCTACTGAAGGAGCGGCATTAATTGTTTGAGAGACTTTAACAGGTTGCGAGGGAGTGCGGGCGGGTTTCGAGGGAGTACGCGGCGCTTTACCCGAAGGTTTGTTACCCGGAGTTTGGGTTTTTGCTGAGGCGCGTCGGGCTCTTTGACCCTCATTTTTACGAGCCCTTTGTTCGTCAGTTAGTGGTTTGCGAACCCTAGGAGTTTTTGTAGCCTGCGGCTGATTTGCAGCCTGCGGCTGATTTTGAGTGATTTGCTGATTATGCTGCTGAAAGGGGTTGCCACCCTGAAACGCCCCACGCAGGTCGGCGTTGTCAGCGTTAATGGTTCCACTAACAGTAACGTTGCCAGAATCTGCAAATGCCTTATGACCACTCTGATCACCAAAAACTACAGTGACGCCTCCGCGACCACCCTCATTTCCATTATTTCCATTTTCCTGCGAACTATCGTTGCCTTTTCCCGACCTTCCAAAACTACCCCATGCCATTCGTTGACCAAACCTGCTAAGGGGATTGAGGGGATTCCACCCCACTAAATTTGCCCCAAAATAGCCCTGTTTTGGTTGATATTCAGGATCAGCAGCAAAGTTTTTACTAACTCCTGCATTAGGAACAGAACCAAGCAAAGAACTAGCGCCCTGCCTCCCAATGTCTCGAGGGTTGCGGCCAGTAACGTTATAAATTGGCTCAACATTAGATTGACCAAAGCGGGTTGTTGGCATATGCTAATTATACCCAAAGACTTTGCATGGAATATCGACCTGACCCGTTGAATTGATCGTCAGTCATTTGAGCGCGTTGAAACATAACGGGGGCACCAGACACCCAAGAGCGGTAGGTCGGGGCGTGTCTGTTAATCGACAAGATATCCACCACGCCCAGTTCTTGCTTAAGGAACCCGCGTTTTTCGGGCATCAATTGTTGGGGAACGACAGGACGGATTGATCTAATGGTGTCGGGATCAGAAATAGCAGATTGAAGAGCAATATCGACAAGCATCTCTTCGCGAGACTGCCATGGGCGGCGAGAACGGTAGTTATCAATCATCTTCCTCTTGCATTCTCCTTATGTGTTCTGAAACGTATTGGTCACCGCCGATGGCGTGGGTTTGATTATATCTCCAATCTTGAACGTAAGAATCAAGTGTTGGTTGATAATCCATATAATCGTTGGACATATACACCGAAACATTGTGAGAACTTGCAGCGGAGTAATATCCATTTCGATTTAATGCTGAACGAATGGCCTCTCGATGTCTTCCGCTGGTGTGGCTGTATCTACTCTCGTCAAGAATCCAGCGATGTCGTGGTCCACCTTGATGTTCATAATTTTCTCGCCACGCAATAGGAGTGTCATAAGAATAAATTGTGTGTACTCCTTCACGAATAGCACGATTTACGAAAGACATTCGGTGCGGATACATGTCCAAATCTTCCGAGTGATGGCTGCGCCCAACACCAAATTGAGGAGCACCAGATCGAGAAGAAAATGTCGTTCTAGTAAAGGCGCTATGTCTGCGTGCACCGGCGTTAGTTGTGTGCAAATCAATAGCCCCGTCTGCAGCCTCATCTATGGGGCGGCGCCCACGCGCGCGCGCACTGCGCTGACTGCGCTCACGGCGCAGACGGCGCTGATGTTGCCGCTCCCACCTCGGGTCGGGTTCCCCCCTTTCTAAACGACGTACGTCGTCATTGTGTTTATCAATGTGTGCCCAATAGGCCGCACTACCTACTTGATAAGGATTTCTTGTGATTCCGGGTTCAAAACCCCCATAAGTCCTATCCGCTCTATCAGTTGCAAAATCCGGAGTGGCGAAATCTAGGTCTTCTCGTGATGCACGTGACAAATGACGGTTAAAATAATTTGAGATCTCCGAATGTGTCATGGGAGAGTCGGGGAACTCGGGAGTGGAACGTGTCATGTTCCTAGTTAGTTCAGGTCCCGTACCATACTCATGGCGAGATTCTCCATGTTGTGTCTTAGAATCTTCCGGTATCGCATTAAAGTCATATTTCGTCACAGTTTTCCAAGAGGGGCGATGAATCAAAAAATTGCTCGGAAAATGTTTTCGATCAGGTTCGTATATCCCAGATCTGGTGGTTTCATCTTCAGCCAAACCCGGAAACACTTCTTCTAGACGAGCATTAATTCGCGAACGTCGGGCGTCCTCTTTATCCTTGTCAAAACCCTGCTCAAGACGTAAATCTTCGTTGGCTTGAAGCAGTTCTTCAATCGTTGACATGACGCGCGATGATTCTCCGTCCTGTGTGCGGCGGGTGGGAGTAACCCTCCGACGCGGCGTAGGGGGGTTATTCGGAGGCGTTGGCATTGTGATGGCCTATGACAAACTCATATCCTGCTTTTTCAGCCTCAGCACGACGAAACTCAAGGTTGCGTTTGCCAAGTGCAAAAAACGTTACTGGAACGGGCTTGCCAGTTTGACGGTTGCGCCAATGAAAGGGAATCATTTGAATACCCTTTGTAACCCCCTCGGAGTCCAATGTGTAGGGTTGGCCGTCTTCCATGTGAACCGTAGTGGGAGGCTCTTCTGACTTATCGCCAGAAAAGTTAATTTCCACCATGTTAGCCCTTTTTCTTTTTTGCAACCGCCATGTTGTCAACAAGGTTAGGGTATGGGCGTCCGGCCTTACGAGCACGTGCCTTAGCCTCTGACTTTTCCGAAGGAGTAAGTTTTTTAGACTTGCCCTTATTTGGATTTTCTTTTTTCCAGACGGGTTTCTTAGCCATATTAACAATCCCACTTTCTTAGTGACTTATTAATTCTACTATTTGGATCACGAGCGGTTTTAGAGGATGTGTTCTTTTTCTTCATGCCCTCCATACGAGCACAAAACGATTTACGACGAGCGGCTTTGGATTTAGACTTAGAAGCCTCTTCTCTCGATACCGGGGGCTTGAGAGTTCCGCCAGTTTCACGCTTGTACGAAGCACGACCCTTAGCGTTCAACCCACCTTCAGGGTTCTTCCCCTCTTTACGTTGCCATGCGGCTGATTTAGCCATTGTAACCCTTTAATTTATTTTAGTTATTTACAATTACTTTTTACGAGAGGTGGGACGACTGCTGCGAGAAGAATTTCTTGCTCGAGGATGGTCGCTTGTTGCACTGCCAGTCGTGCTGGCAACAACACCGCCTGCGCCTGCTCCAAAACGCTGCGCGCGACCGGAGGTCGTTGCAGTGACTGGACCACTTCCAGAAATTTGCTGGTTGTGCTGTTGATAGGGATCGCCACCACGAAATGCTCCACGCATGTCAGAGCCGTTGGCATTAATGGTTCCACTAATGTTGACATTGCCCGAGTTGCTAAACGCATTGTGGCCGCCGGTATTTGCGCGAGAACTGCCAGCGTCGGCGGGGGCGGGTTGTGTGGAGGCGGGCTGTGTGGGGGCGGGCTGTGTGGGGGCGGGCTGTGTGGGGGCGGGTTGTGTGGGGGTTGCAGCAGGAGTTCGTTTGCCGCGATTACCAAACAAATTACGAATGCGAGCACCAAGACTCGGCTTTTTTGGCTGTTTAGATGTTGGCGTGGTAGCAGAGCCACCCGTGGTAGCAGGGCCACCCGTGGTAGCAGGGCCATCATTAGGCGTAAGCGGTTTTATCGACGGGGTTTGACGCTGATCGCCGTCATCCTTTGGTGAAGCACCAGTAAGTCCTTTTTCCTTACCCAGTCGTTCGCTGTAGCGGCGAACATCATCGTTGTATCCACCATCGCCACGTTTGTTTGCACCAAAATTCTTTGGAGGCCCATCAACCCGGGTGATTGCGGAAGGTTTATCTGCGGGCTTCTTAGCATCAGGCTTTTTGGCATCAGGCTTTTTAACAGCAGGCTTCTTAGCAGCAGGCTTTTTACTTCCACCTTTATCAGAAACTGCGGCAGCGGCTTTTTCAGTTGCGGCAGCAACAGCAGGAGTCATAGTAACCTTTTTTCTTTTTGGTTTCCCCTTACCCGTCTTCGTGTCGGTGGGTGTAGGGTCTTTTTCAGTGTCTTCAGCCATTGTTACATCTCCCGTTGTATTAGGTTTAGAAAGATTATCACGATCCTGTGCTTTTTTATCCGGTTTGCCCCTGTTGGACGCTAATTTGTCTCCCACAGTCAGGTTATTGGTGGCCCACCATTGGTCCCTTTCTTCTTTAGTCATCTTGTCATATCCAGCAGCCTTTTGTGCTTCACGTGGGGCTTCCAGAGCGGCGCTTAATGACTTCAAGTACTGGGACTGTCTCCACGTTCCTGCCTTAATTCGTTCCTCTTTTAACCTTGCATTGTGCGTATCAGCGTCAGGTTCAGGAAGTGCTATTGAGTATTTAAGTCCTTTACGTTTAGCGTTCTCCAAATCATATCTTGCTGGTGTTCCACGTGGTGTTTTCTCCCAAGCCTCTTTGACAACTGCTCTGCGTTCTTTTTTTGCTGCTATAACGGCCTTTTCAAACTCTTTGGTTTCATGCGGAAAAGCATATTCCCCGGCCAAGGGCCCAGTAACAACTTCCCCTCTACCAGTTACTTTGCGTTTATCTACTTTTGCCACAGTTTATCGCCACGTGGGTCTTAGAGTTTGCAGTTTTGCTCGCCGTTCCGCATTAATTTCTGCCGCGGGCTCTTGATCAGTGGTGCGGGGTAGCCCCTTAGGACCAACTTTGCCATCGTTGGTGAGGCGAACCGGTTCGGCGCCGGGAGGGGCAAACTTAACTCCAGCATCTTGATACTGAAGGCCCGTATACAAGTTGAATTCGTTGGGCCATAGATAGTCGCCTTGGTTGATGCGCTCTCCTTTGTGCACACCGCGAGAATACTGGCGAGCATTCATGCGGTTTAGTGTGCCCAAAATCTTGTCTTGACGACGGTTAGAGGACATAGTGCCGAGGTAGCCGTCTGGATACGTCGTATCTTGCAATGTCCTATATCCCGCTAATTGATAGTCTTTAGCGCTTCGAAAAACGGGAGCGGGCCCCATGAGAGGCTGAGTCCCTGCTTCAGGGGGAAGCGATGGGTTGTTCCAATCAGAGAATGCTTGCTGGTTCATGACATCCCACCAGTGGATGTCATGAACCCACCTCCTGCTCCGGCGACTGAGGAAATGGGACGAGGACGAGTCTTTTTAGCAACAACTTTCTTCTTTTTTTTCTTAGACTTGGTTGCCATTAGTCCGGCCAATCGTTTGGGTCATCCCCTTCAAAGGGTTTATACGGCTTCCAACGTTTATTGCCGCGTCTATCATAACGCATAAAATTTTCGCCTTTATAAGGCTTGTCTTTTGGTTTATCTTGATCAGGTTTTGGTTCATCCTGACTAGGTCTATCTACAGATTCTTGTGGGGGGGTAAAATCTTTTCTCCCTCTCCGTCTCCCTCTGTTTCTGTAGTCAAAGTATTCGCCAGAATAGTCGGATGAGTTCCCTTTAGGGCCCTTAGGGCCACGATTGTCACCACCGCCGTTACCTCTAGCGCCGCCTGTTTTAGTGCGGGGTCGTCGGGGAGGCTTTCGAGACCCGCCCGAGGTCGCAGTGGCGGGAGCAGACGAAGATTTCTCGCGAACTTGGTTTTGGTACGGTGCGGAAATTTGTCGGAGTCGATGGTCACGAGGCATCAGTCACTGTCCGGTCCTTCAATAAACCTAAAAAAACGATCAATGGGTCTACTAAAAAGACCGACAGCAAACGAGGGTGGGCGACGCATGCCAAAGGGGGGCGTAGGGTCGCTGTCTTCATAGACTGGTTCATCGTACCAACCAAGCGCTTCAGCGTCAATGAAGTCTCCGGGAGGGGTGTCACGCATTTTATAGTCAGGCGCAATGGCTTGATGCGCATCACGAGCACGACTAGCCTTGCGGCCCTTGTACTCCTCAATTTTAGTGACTGAAGTAAGTTTTTTACGAATATGGCCCATAATTGTTGATTGTTATCGAGACTTTTTAGCCTTGCCTTTGTCGTAGTATTGCACATCTAATTCGTCCCCAACAAGTGGTGCGGGTCCCGGCTCAAACACGGCATCCATATCCCCACCATCCATGCGTTTCTTAATGGTGCGGCCTTGTTCTGTTTTTGACTGAATGCTCTTACGAGTTTCTTGAAGTTTGTCAGCAGCCGCGTCAATGCCTCTACTAACCATAGTCCTCTTAAAGCCAGAACCCTGAGGAAGATAACCATATTCTCTCTTGTCTGGATCATAACTCGCTTCCTGTGACCTAGCAATGTCGTAGGCTTCGCCGCGAAGTTTTCCACGAGCAGCCTCTTCAGGAGTGCGTTGTCTAATTTCTTTGTTGACTCTCTTAATAGCCTTTTTCTTACTGCGAGGAGCAGTATCTTTTGTAGCAGTCGGATACGTAGTTTCGCCACCTCCAATCACTGGCCTAGGAGGTAACGGCGGTGGCCTTCGTGCGTCTCGCAGCGTTCGAGGGCGCTCTTCTGGCTTAGGAGGTAACGACGGGGCGCCGTGGGGGTTGTCGGTTCGTCCACTCGCGTCAGGCTTGTAACCCTTATGTCGAAACAACGGCATGATTACCTCACAACAGGTTTAAACGAAATGGCAGAAATGCTTTCTCCGTGCTCTCCAATAATATCATCAAAGCCAATGATAAAGCAAAGATCAAGGCCTCGAGGCGCGACAAAACCACGCGCAATGGCGCAGGCTTTAGACGCCTGATTTACCGCACTGGCGCCAATGGCTCGAATCTTAGGGAGGTGCCCTGCCACAACAGAGCGGGCAAGGATTGATCCCACGCTTTGTGGATTACTACTTCCTGAAACTTTGAGAACATCCTCAATCTTGGCGTGCAATTCCTGTGACATTTTGTCTCCTAACTGTACAAGTTAGGGCAATTTTACCAGAGGGCAGCAATTAGAAATATTCGGCTTCTTGCAGCAGACGAATAATGTCGTCAAGGCGCATAACGGCATACGAATCCCCCAATGCTTTAGCACCCTTTCCGGGACGCTTAATCACCAACAGGGGTACTCCGTCGTTAAGTTTTTTGGCTTGTTCAACCGTATCGTTGAGCCAGCCGCTCAAGTCAAAGGCTTTTTGGTTTTTGCATTGGACGGCCAGTTCTGACTGACTGACACGGTTGACAATTCCATTAATGTCGCCGGAATCGTTGATGCCTTGCAAGGCAGTGCGTCGTGCTTTGCAAAAACCCTTTTCCTTAAGATAGTTGACCACTAACGTTTCAAACGACGTGCCCTTAGCCTTGTGTTTGTTACCCATCGTCTATGACCTCGTATTTGACATTAGAAAGTTTCAATAATTTTTTATCTGGCCCAATACCAATCCAAGTTGGGGCGTCTGGGTCGCAAAAACATCCCGCCGTGCGTCCTTTAATGTATTCAACTATACCTTCGCACTTTAAACATTTTACTTTCATCATGGCGCGTATCTAGCAAGGCGCCGCTCTTGAGGCGCAGTACTAATGCGACGACTCAACTCTCGAGAGATAATTTGAGTGCCACGTTCACATCGATCAAATACTGTATCAACCAGTTTGCGGTATGCGCGAGCCTGAATGTACGCTTCTTGCTGAGTTTGAATCTTAACATCCACATCTCGTTTGGCTTTTGAGATAGTGACCATGTCCCCCTTGCTCTTGTTGTCCCACAAAGAAATGAGGGTCGCGGACTTGACGTACTCAAGATGATTCAATTCGCGCTCTTCGTCAATCTCCGCAATGACAAGTTGTGCTTTGGCGTAATTCAACCATGCCATGAACTCTGTATAAAGTTCCATCAACTCCAACTCTCCCATGTCCCCAATGTGGGTGGGGATCTCAGGCAATTGTCCGTGGGGACGTTCGGGCAATGAAAAGTTACGAGTAAACCTCTCAAGTTCTAACGATTGACTCATGCTTATTCCTTCCAGCAAATGTTCTTAAAGGGACAAAACTTGCAACCATTACAAGATATCGATTCTGCCCATGCCGGACGCATTGGTGGAATTTTTCCATCAAGTGCGCGAATGACACGTCTGCAATTATCCAGAATTGGTTCAACAAGTTCAGGCAAATACTTAATTGAAAATTCCTTTACATCTTGAGTTGGTTTCCACTCATAAAGAAACACAAGATCGTGAATGCCGGTGAAATGCATATACAACATTCCTTGGCGAACGTGGCTGGCAAATGGCTGTCTAACTTTTTTCCACAATTCGTCCATTGAGAAATTGTTGGAAATGTATTCGCCGTAAAGATCGGGTGCCTCCCAACGGATAGTTCCTAGTCCAAGAGATTTAATTTCAATAAGCGTGCGCCCCCTGCGATCCGACACAATGCCGTCCGCTCGACCGACAAGCATGTATTCCTCGCAGGCAAGTGGTACTTCTTCATAGGAAACAAGATTGCTAGAGCACTCGGTACAACGATGTGGCGATACATCCCACCACTTATGCCCGCACACCATGCAACGCCACATGCCCTCGAGTACTCCGGCATCACGAAGCCACTTTTGCCATTTAGCATGAATAGCGTGGCCCTCTGCAAAAACGTTAAGGCGTTGAAACGAAAATGATTCTTCTTTTTTGTCTGCAGAAGTAAACGAATACCACGATGCGCGAGGGCACCAATCTTTCTTGGCAAGTTCGCTGGGGTGAAACTTGGTATTGTCCCTTTCCTTATCGCGTTCCTGTTTGCTTTTGAGGATTTGAATAGCGACAGTTGGAAGAATGCGGCCATCCATGGTCAACAACTTTTTGTAACTATCAGTCTCCGTTTTAGACGGAATCATGGTTAATCATTTCCAAAAAGTCATCCTCAATTAGAACCACGTACCGGTGGTTGGCAAGGTCAAACTGCAACACGGGAATGCGATCAATGGCAAGAGCGTTTTCTCGTAATTCACGTAAATCAGACGACTTCAAAGTAATGGTCTTTTGATTAGCGGTGAACTTATTCTCAAATAAAAAATCAAGATTACGAACATCGTTTTTACGAACCCACCCAGCACCAGAGCCCGCGTTGCGCGAGCCGCGGTAAGTATCGGCGGTGCGGCGCTCCTGTTTGCGTGACTTCTTTAGAAGTTGACGCTTTCTATCGGGGTCACGACCAATGATCATTATCGAGACACCTTGAAACGTTGTTCAATATCCGTCTTGAGGTTTGCCTGCAGAGAAAGGTCTTCGCGGAACGATTCAAGCATCCTGTCTTTTCCCTGCCAGCGCTGATCTTTGTAGGCGTAGTACGCACCAGCGCGGGTAACGATATCAACAACGGTGGCAATATTCACCATGTCCTTGATGGTGTCAAACCCACCAAGGTTGAAATTTTGATAGGGAGCAAAATAGAAATCAACCACGGCTGCTTGCGAGGGCCTATACGTCTTGTTCTTCATAGTGCGAGCCTTGATGGTTTGTCCCACAATCTCATCCTTGTTCTTAATCCATTCATCGCGCTTAACCTCAACGCGAGTGAAGTAGTGAAAGTTTTTGGCCTTACCGCCCGGGGTGGTGCGCGGGTCACCCCACATGACACCAATTTTTTCACGCCACTGATTAACGATAAGCCCAGTGCATGCCCTGTCCTGTTCAGTCTTTGAACGTTTCTGCGCCGGGGCGGCTTTACGGAAGAACTTGGAAGTAAGACGCGCGCCAAGACCAACGGTGAATTCGTCCATGGGACGCTCAGATTCGTCAGAGGGAACGAGCGCCGGAAGGGAATCAATGACTACGCAATCGGCGGCACGATTGGCCATGATGTCAATTACAAGGTTGTACGCTTGTTCCATAAGGTTAATTTCAACGATCCACAGGCGGTCAAGGTCGACGCCAATTGCTTTTGCGTATTCCGGTACGAACTCCTCAGCAGCAATCCACACAGCAGTCCACTCAGGGTCAAGCATTTGGTTTGCTGCAATGGTCTTGAGGGCAATGGCCGTTTTGCCAGACGACTCATCACCAATGATCTCGCTCCACTGATTTGCGGGCCAGCCACCGCCAAGCATCAGGTCATACGCAAGGATGCCAGTGGTGACTCTCGTTATATGCTCTTGAATTTGACTCCCGCGAATAACGGCTTCAACGCCGTACTTCTTATTAACGGAATCGATGATAGAAGCAAGTGAACTGTAATCTGCCATGTTGTGTCCTTAGACGGCCCATGATGCCTGTTCCGCTTGTTGATAAAGCCCATTCCAGCCGCACTCAAAGCATCTTGGTGCGGGGGCTTTTTGTAATGTATTTCCGTTTGACCTACTAAACATATTCTTACTTCCGCAGCGGGGACACGCAAGATGTCCATCAACGGAATGGGCTTCTCCTCCACGCCACATTCTAATAGCGGTGCCCATATCCGTCTGTCCCTGCGCATCGATAGTGTGACGCGTAGGTGTTGTACGGTTTTGGATACTTGCCGCAGCCTGTCGCTGAAGAGCAGGCAAAGTATATTTCTTAGTTACTGGCGGAAGAGATGTTTTGTTTTCTTCTTGTCCACCGGATAGTTTACGTTCCCACCAAGATGCCATCAAATCTCAGCCTCTCCTAGCAAAGCAATTTTTTCATTAAGCATAAGTTTTTGAAGCAACGCCATGCCGAAAGATAGCATCATAGTCTTAGCACCTTCAAGCATCTCTTCGGTGGGCCCTTGCCCTTCGGGGGCCTGCACTTCAAGGGAACGGCCAAACCACTCAACGGCCTCAACTACCTCGTTAAAAATTCCAAGGTAGAACATTGCTTCCCACTGATTTTGAACCCATTCTCGTTCTTTTTTAGCAACGTCAGGAGATGGGGAAGTAAAACCCAAATCATTTGTAACGTCACGCCCAGTATAAGTTGAAAGCATTAAGTAAAACAATCTTTGATCTGCAAGTGAGTTCATTTGCCTTTGGCCTCCGACCAACTACGTGCCGAGTGGCACGAAACCTTAAGAGAGACCCCCATGATAGATCTTTCGTGGCCCATGGCGTGGACAAGAGTTTTGATAAAATATTCTTGTCTGTCTTCGGGGGCAGTGGCGACCAATTCATCGTGAACCTGAACAAGCATGCGAGCGGGCGTTCCCGCAAAAGCCTTGTTAACTGCTACCATTGCTTCTTTACAAATATCTGCGGCACTTCCCTGAATGATGGCATTGATGGCTTGCCTCTGCGCCCGCGACACCATTTCTTGGTATTGGGAAGTAAGGTCTGGAAGCCTCCTACGCCGTCCGCTGATAGTTGTAACGTAACCATTCCGGGTTGCTTTGGCAATTGCCGTCTGCTTCCACTGTGTCAATCCAGCAAAACTTCTGTAGTACGCCTTAAGAATATCTGCGGCATGAGAATCATCAATACTGGTGACGCGGGCTAACTTGGCGGCGCCTCCCCCGTAAGCGGTAAGGAAGTTAACGCCTTTTCCCACCTGCCGCTCGCTTGCCGTAACTTTAGAAATGTCCTTCTTGAACACCGCGGCAGCGGTGGCCGTATGAATGTCTTCGCCTGTCCTAAAGATTCGCAACAACTCTTTATCCTGACTGAACATAGCCATGACACGCAGTTCAATTTGGTCATAGTCGGCTACGAGCATGGTGTGTCCGTCAGGCGGAACAAACAAACCACGGATGCTGGAGTCTCGAGGAATGTTCTGCAGGTTGGGGTCAGACGAAGAAAGCCGCCCTGTCGCCGTGCGGTGAAGGTGAAACGAGGGATGCAACTTTCCGCGATTCAACTTGGGCAGCAAGCCTTCAACATAAGTTCCCTTAAGTTTCTGAAGTTCTGACCAGTCAAGAAGCAGAGGAATAATTGGATGCTTACCCCGGAGTCTCTCCAGTGCCTCATTATCTACAGATGGTGCACCTTTGGGTGTCCGCTTGGTGGGCCTGAGTCCAAGACCACCTTTACGTTTTCCAGTAAACAACAATGTTTGTTTATCTTTATTAGAGTCCGGATTAAATCCGGGGTAAGCGATTTCAGAAATGGCGAGGAGCGTCTGCGTCAACTTGCTATCAAGTTCCTTACGAAGGCGCTTTAGCGCATGCGTATCTACTTGAATTCCCTCGTTTTCCATATGCATCAAAACGTTCAACACCTGCATGTCCTGTTCCATGGCGGGCAAGAGATCAGCATTAATCTTAAGTTTTGCCATCAACTTGTTATAGAGAAGCCACGTCCACCGAACGTCAAGGTGAACATAAACAGCAGCCTTGTCAAATGGAACAGTGTCAATGATCTTTCCAATCTTGCCATCCTTGGCATAGGCATCATGTCCGCCAAAGTTGTGGGCAATAAGTTGCTTCAAAGCAAAAGAAGGAATGTTTTCATCGTAAATGTGTTGGAGGACCATCGTGTCACGGAACGGACCATCGGGTATTTCTTCGTAGTACTTTTGGATAGAACGCACATCAAACTTAATGTTGTGTCCAACTTTGATGTAGTTAGAAAAGAAAATGGGGCGCAGTGTCTCAAAAACTTCCGACTTGGACAACTGCTCGGGGGCGGGACTATGCTCAGCCGGAATTACATACTTGGCTTTTGCTATAGACTCCGACCCGTCTTTGAGAACCTTGCGATGTCCCGGTGGGGGGACGGTATCTCCTTCTCCACGCTCCTCTGGGCGAAGCACTACGCCTAACTTGTGCCCCATAGGAATTGCCCACGAGCGGCCAGCGGTAGCAATGCCAATCCAAAACACCTCGTTGCGCAAAGGGTCAAGCGCAAGTTCTTGGAGGTATCGCGCGCGAATTGTTTCAGTAGAGCGAGCAACAATATCCGACGTAGGGTTCTTAAGCGTCTTAATGTGGTCAGCGCACTCCTTAGTGAAGTACTCATACACATCTTCGTGACGTTCAAGAACCCCACGCGATTCAACGTCAAAGGCAAATGTACCGCTGTCTTGTACGGCGGCAATTACCTCGTGGAGTTCCGAAACGGTGTGAACCGTTTGGATCATGTTTAGTTAGCGTCGATCAGTTCAGAAGCGATCTCAAGCAACTCGGCGCGGGTCGGAATTTGAATGATGGACGGGTCATACGCGCCGCGCTTGAGCGACGCAAGGTCTTCGTCGGTAAATGCTCGCAGGCCGTACTCCTCGAGGTCGCGCTCGCGAACCATTTGGAGCAGCGTCTGCGTCTGAGCACCTTTGCCCGTCTTGGACACCGACCAGTAGTTCTTGGACAACGGACCCTGCTGCGGGTTGTTGTGGAAGTTCTTCAACTGGTCAATAAGACGAACGCCAACCTCAAACGACTTAACCTCAAGGTCTCCGTCGGTGTTGAGAAGCGCAATGTTAAACGCAAACTTCGTAGACGGACGGTTACCGGCGTCACAGAGGGGGCAACCCTCGGCGTGGTCGGCAAGGCACACGAACGACTTTTGCCCAGTGCGCTCCACCCAATGGGTTCGGAAGGAAGCGTACGGCTCGTCCTCAATGAACTTGATGATCTGCAACGTTTCGGTGACCTTGAAGCGCTGAGCAAAAGTGGAGGTGGACTCTTGAACCTTCTGGGCGGCGCCCCATCCACGCTTGATGGTGACGACACGCGCCGCGCTCGGCGCGGGCGTCTCCACACGCTTCTTCTTGGAGAGAGTGGCGGTCGCGGTGGCGGGAGCCTCAGCAAACTCCACTTCGTCAGAATCGAAGTCTTCGTCGTATCGGTTAGGCATGTGCTTTGTCCTTTGTGTTTATTTTGGCCAATGTTGCTTAATGTATTTTTTAAATGCCGTCCAATCTGCACTTGCGAGACGAACGTTGTCCCCCAAGTACGAAGATACGGCGGCAATCAGGAACTCTACCTGAGCGCGACTGTAAAGTCTACGACCTTGAGGGCCTTTTTTGCCCCAAAAGGTTTTTTGCTTAGGTGCGGATGTCCTGTATGAAGCAATAGGGATGTGCCCTTTGCTTTCCCACGACCGAATTGTTCCAACGCGGCGGTTGAGCGCGCGCGCCAGTTGTCCAATCGTGTAGAACTCGTGTATGACTCCATTGATCTTATACGACACCGGACGAAGGTCTTGCAGCGGACTGCCGGACTTTGTCTTGGTGTTTTTGCGATTTTTTGGAAGACGCTTGCCGGGGTAGTTTGGCAAGTCATCAAAAAAATCATCTAAACCTTCAACGCCCACGTTTCCTTTTCCTCATAGAAAGTCTTAAGAACTTCTTGAATGTCATCGTTGTTCCATGCGAGACCCAGCAACTTGTCCTCGCTTAGCACCTCAACAACTTCTTTAACCGTGTCCCAGTGCCCATTAGTCTTGGCCCAAGCCTCGGCGGCGGAAGAATTAAAACTCTTAGACACGCGACGCTCGCGCTTCAATTCAATGTCGTCCAGCGCAAGCCAAACACTGCCCTTGTCGTCGGGCTGGCCATGCTCCATGACGGCCTTGTGAATGGTTGCGCGCATCTCGGAGTTGCGAGTCTCGAGCGCATCAATCATCTCTTTGGCCTTCTTGTACTCATGGACAAGACGCTTAATGTATTCCTTATCCATTGCAGGCTTTTTTGCTTCCGTAGTGCGCACAACTTTTTTGATGGTCTTCTGCATTTTATACCTCGCTGTTTCTGATGAAGTCGGAGAGAGCCCCAAGGTTAATCTGATAATTACCCTTGTAGTCATACCCACCGTCAACAAATGCCTTGTTAATGTTCCTTTTTTCTTGAAGCATTTCGTACTGTCGCTCCTCGATGCTACCGCGCATGACGAAAGAAACAACGTTGACGTGTGGAAATTCTGAAGATAGGCGAACAATTCTAGCCTCGCGTTGATCCAACTTACCCGCCGACCACGGCAGGTCATAGGAAATCAAATAGTTGGCTACCGGCAAGTCAACACCATAGCCACCGGCGTCCGAGGAAAGAAATAGGCGCACGGTAGGATCGTCCGTAAACATTTGTTTAGATTTATCTCGTTCTTGTACGCTCATTCCACCCATAAAAAGAACACTACCTGTTAGGTGTTGCGTAGATTGCTGAATAATGCGAAGATTGGCTTTAAAAAAGGAAAACAATACAATTTTGTTCTTAGGATCTTGTTCAAGAACATCTGCAATGTATTGAATTACAGCATCAAGTTTGGGGGTTTCGCACGTTGTGGGCACAATGCCTTGGCTTACAATCTTGGCCGCGTATTGACTCCCTTCGTCCGTACTAGTATCTGCATAGTTGGTGGCCGACAATCGCACCAGTTCAGGATTATCACAGAACATCCGGAGCACTGTCAACTTAGACATAATGTCGCCTTTTGCGTCATTGCCAGAGGTCCCGTAATAGTGGGACCACAGATCAAACCCGCGTCCGTATTGAGAAATGGCCTGCTGAATGGCATGCAAAAGATCGTTTGCAATTTTGCGATAGGCAATAGACCCACCAACATCAAAGGGCACTGGGACGACGTTGTGAATAATCTCCGGCAATTGATCCGCAATGTCTTCGCGAGTTTTGCGAACCATAACACCTTTGAGCGACGCGTGAAGGGCGGCAAGATTTCTATATCGAATTGGTTTGCCAAAGTTTTTATCACGCACAATAAATGTGCGATCAAAAATCTTAAACGAACCTAATACGTCAACGTCTACAAATTCCATAATAGAAAACAACTCTTCTGGTTTGTTTTCAATAGGTTGCCCAGTAAGAGCAAATCGATAGTGATAACGCTTGCCCAACTTCTTAAGCATTCGAGAACGCTTTGCTCTTGGTGTTTTAATAAGGGTGGCCTCATCAATCACTATGGCGTCAAACTTTAGACGTTCATACAAAACTATGTCGTTGCTAAGTGATTCAGGATTTACCACGACATAGTTAGCGCTAAGTGCGGTGCGCCATTGTGAACGGCGAGCCCCAGCGCTACCGTCGATAACCACACAAGAAGAATCAGTAAACTTTTTAATTTCTCGTGCCCATTGATATTTAAGGGATGACGGCACAACAATCAAAGTTTTCTCAATCTCAGATTGCTCGTGTAGCGCCTCAAGTGCCGCAAGGGTTGTGACTGTTTTACCGGCACCCATGACAAGAGCAAGAAGCAGTTGCCCTCGGTCCACCATTGCCTCGGCGGCCTCCTGTTGAAACGGATACAGCGTGCCCTTAAACACGAGGCACCCACGTCGGAAATACGGAACAATTTTTCACGGCTTCGTACACTTCATTGTCAGTCATATCACCAATGTCTTTTGCGGTAGTGTGATTGTACTGGAGGTATGTAACAGGATAACGAAGGGCAGGAAGACGACTACTCAACTTTTTAGTAGCCGATTTTCCGGCATCATCATTGTCCATGGCGATAATTAAACGGTTAACGTGGGTACTGATAAGACGCACTTGGGTGTCACTAATGTGCGCACCGAACGTAGCCAACCCACACACGCCGTCAAGGGCGGTGTTGATGCGCACAACGTCAAGAGGTGATTCAACAAGCACACAAGTGTCAGAATTAATTTGATCAATGCCAAAAAGAGTAAAAGACTTTTTTACACCCAAGGGGTAATTGCGAACAAAGTTTTTTGCCTTCAACTGCCAACCAAAAAGTTCACCCATGGCAGAAACAATTGGAATGACCCACGCTTGCTTTTCCTTGGCCCATCGAATGCCATACTTACGCACAGACTCACGATCAAGGTTGCGTTCCTTAAGGCGTTCGTCAGAAGGCACAACAAACTTACTAAATTCCATCCAATCGATGGTGGGTGCTTTTGTAAATGTTTCTTCACAAGTGAGCCGCTTCAAACCATTCTGAACAAGAAATTGATGGACAGCGACAATGGTGTCGGCTTCCCCGGTCAACTCTGATACGAGTTGAGACAACGTTCCTTTTGCTCCGCAGGCATAGCAAATCCAAAGACCAGTGCTTGCATTCATAGACCACGACGGGGAGCGATCATCCTTACCTGTACGACTGCGGTGGACGGGGCAACGCGCAGTGATTTCTTTTTCTCCTACTCGCGTAACGTCTACACCAAGTTCTTGTAGAACCGTGGCTACGTCAGTAATACCACGAGTCGGTGTCATTGTCGACATCATCATCCTCTCCTAATTCAGTAAAGTCCATGTTGGCCCAATCCCAATTAATGCGAATCTCCCCAAGGGGGGCGGAGCGCGCAAGGACAACGCGAACAATGGCTTGGTTTTCAATATCGGGATCAGACTCCACGCCCAGCACAAGATCGGAATCTTGCGCAAACGAGGAGGTGTACCCAATGGCGTCAGCGGTAATCCGACGAGATTTCTTGTTGCCCAACTTCCATGAAAGCACTTGCGTGGTGCCGATAATCGGAATGTCTTCGTTCTGGGCCATGCGCTTAAGCGACCTTGTGATGTTGGTCAGTGCCTGCGGAGAGCCCTTTGGTTCGCCGTTCTCGTCATCCATAAGGTAAACGCCGTCAACAAACAGAATGTCAGGACTGTATTCCTTTATTTTGGCAACCAAAGAACTAACGGTGGTAAGCGAAGAAGTATCTTCCGTAATGATAAACGGATGCATGTTACGACGCATCTTCAACGTCTCGGTAACCTTTTCCAATTCTCTAGGGCTCATCGATCCACGGAGAATGTTGCTGTAAGGAACCTTTGCGACGATGGCGTCATAGCGCGCCGACTGTTCTTCGGCAGACATCTCAAAGGAAACAAACAGGGGGGTCTTGCCATGAAGGTGGGCGGCATTAGCCATAAACAAAGTCATAAGCGACTTGCCGCGCTTTGCTTCACCAACGAACGTAATCAACTGCTGTGGTCGGAACCCGGAGGTAATACGATCAAGACCAAGCAGTCCGGTGGGAATACCCCGCAAAGAATTGGGCGTAATTTGAAGTTCAACGTACTTTTGTACGCGTTGTTCCCACGTTTCAATCAAGTTGACATCTCGCAGGCGGGCAATGTCCGCGGAGGCTTTGTGGACACCCTGTACCAACGCCTCCAGCGCCGCCGTGGTGTTACCACCCTCAAGAGCAGGCATTGCCTGCGACATTGCCTCCAACAAGTTGCGGTGTTTGTAGGCGGCGTATACCTCATCAACCAACGCACTAAACGGCTCGTTCCGTGCGTCAATGAGAGTGATATCACCAAACTCCTGCTTAACCGCACGGGGCGTGGGAACCGCACCGTGGTCGCGCCAATAGGTGATGACCCACGACCAAACTTTGCCCCACTCCTCAGTGAAGTGGATAGCCTTGACTCCGGCCTTAAGCACATACGCCGCGTCCTGTTCCTGAACAACTTTACTGATCAACAGGCTTTCCGCACTAGCCATTAGAGCGACCATCCAGTATTAGCCGTAATTACGGTGGCTTTAATCCCAATAATACGCGCGTGATCTTGATTGCCTACAAATATTTGCTTGATGCCGGGAAAGAACTTTTGATCGGAGGCAAGTTCGTAGATGCTGTTGTAGGCCGTCACGGTGGTGGAGATATTACGGCGTACAAGCCATTTTTCCACTTCGTCGGACAACTCATTTTCAAAAAGGGTGTACACGACGACGCCAATATTCTTACGCCCAATCGTGTCAATGACGTGCTTGACTTGAAGTTCGTTAGGCTTCCAATACGACAAATACTTTTCGTACTTTCGTGCGCGCAAGCGGGTTGCGGCGGCAAGGGCATGAACGCCAGATGGCTCAGCAGCGAGGACGTGTTCAAACATGACCGCAAGTTGCGGCGTCACGTATGGGGCGATGTCACCCTTCTCCATTAAGTTCCCTCTTGCGGTAATCACTACCTAAGAAGGGGACGGACAAACAGCACTCCGCAAGAATTGAGGCAAGGCGGGGACCATAAATGGAATCCAACTTCTTGGGTGGAATTTCACTGGTAATGATGGTAATCAACTGATTCTCGTAACGGCTATTTAGCATTGAAGTTATTACTTGTTTGGTGAAGTCGGTAAGGCGCTCCCCACCAAGATTGTCAAGAACAAGAATCTCGTAGACCGAGTTGATGTACTTGAGCAAAAACGGCTCACCATAAATGTCTGGCAGTTCATCGTCGTTCTTCATCTCATCATACGACGCTTCAACAAATTTCTCTGCGGTAATAAAAAAGCCACAGGCGTTGTGGTGAACGATTACCTCGTTGAGGGTGGCTACGGCAATATGGGTTTTCCCAGAGCCCGGACCGCCAAACAAATACAAGCCCTCTCCCCGTGCGGAATTAATTGCATAGTTGTCCCACCACTGACGAACGTAATCCAGCACGTCGGGGCTACCCTGTTCCGCGTTGTAGTTGTCAAATGATTTATCGACAAATCGTTTGGGTACGTGCGCGTTTTTCAGTCGTTCCGCAGTCGGGCGGTTGCGCCAATACCGCGTACCTCTCCACTCACTCATTTGATTCCTTCTTTAAAAACCGTGTGTCAACACCATACTCGGAGTAGTCGTACGTTGTAGCAGATTCTCCAACACGCTTATGCAAGTTGTCAAGCCTTCCTGCAAAGCCTCGCCACGCTGGAACGTCGGACGGCAGCGGAGTCTTACGAATGTCAAACGCAAATAGATCAATCATCTGTGTTATTTGCTTATGTGTAACGCCTTTTTGTTTTAAACCTTTAAAAATCTTTATCAGGGCAGGGCCGTTCGTTGGGGAATTCAACGACATAATTCCGGCAGTCATATCCCTGAAGTGCTGGACCAATCCCATAAGAGACTCGCCTTTTTTTCCGGGATTTGGTTCCTTTGCGCCATCGGCGCCTAGTGTTCGGACATCCCATTCGTCGTCACCGTGCATCAGATGTCAGCGGGGTTGGACCCTTTGGGGCCGTGATATCTGACGCGCACGGTCGGAACTTCCACACCCTTACCGTTCTTGGGAATAGAAATGTTCTTGCCGTCAACCTGTTCTGCGGGCAGGGGCCTTCCCTTCAATTGGATAACTCGGGTCGGTTTACCCTTGCCGTCCACCCCGGGCACCTCGTATTGCCACATAGTTACCATCACGTCGGATCATTCCTCTCGCTAAGTTTCTTTTGATGTTGCCACTTCGGATCAGTAGTGTATAGATCCAATTCAGAAATCTTTTTCTTCTTCCCCCTTTGGCCCCTTTCTTGGTTTAGGTTATTCTTTCTTGATTGGGTGTCACCCGTGACACCACTAAGGGGTGTCACCCGTGACACCCTAGGAGTGTCACCCGTGACACCACTAAAGACCCTAGTGTCACCCGTGACACCCCTACCGTTTAGCAAGGCGTTGGGGTTATTGAAATCAATGACGTAGCGGTTGGAAAGGTTTTTACCACTCTTTCCATACCTTTGGGTTCGCTTGATGACTCCTATTTCGCTAAGACGGTGCATGGCCCTAATGACCGTGCGACGGCTATGACCAGTCATAGTCGATAAATGATCGTAAGAAGTGGTCAGTTCTTGCGTTTCGCTGTTGAGATACATGAGGGCTTGCACCAGCACGTGCAGGGCGACTGCATCTTTTTTGATGTATTCCAACACCCATCGAGGCACCGGAATAAACGGGCCTCCCAATTTAGACACCATAATCATTGCCTTTCTTGTTATTTGCTGGTACTCTTAATGCCTGAGACAAGTAGGTTCGTCGCTGGACCTGCTTGTCTTCCCGCCGTAGTGTGTGTGGGCGGGGCTCACGGGAGCGGGCCGGGTGGTTGCCCTTCTTGACCTCGGCCCCCCGTGAGCGCTAAATAAGGCCCTTTGCAAGGGCCCATCCCCCAAGAAACTCCACCACCTCGGCATAGGTTCCCATGTAATTACGCAGTTTCCCGTCAGTCCCCACATAAGAAAGGGAGAACAGGCTTGGCGCCGTGGGGGTGTCGTGAGACGCAATAGGAGCCGTTTTAAGGGGTGTTTTGGTGGGGATGGGTGTCCCGATAGGGGTGTCCACGGAAGGGGTCTCAGAAGCCTCCTCAACCACGCTCAGAGGAACAAGCCCATTGCACAGGTCAAGGGCAGGCACCCCACGTTCAGTGGCCAAAAGCACAATGTGCTCAGTCATAACGGTAGGGTTGCCCTGTTCGTCTTGATCCCACAGCACCAGCACTTCAAATTGGGGGTGCAAATCCATGGCATCGGTCACAAGGTTTTCCACGTTAATTACTTCGCCAGCCGCCCGCTTTACGACGGGGTGAACCTTCCCACCCTCATGCAGCAGAGTGAAGTCAGAACCACGATCAATCAACCAATCCAACACACGCGCTTGCCCATCCGTGGGTTTCCCTGTCCACAAAATCACAAAGTGGGCATTGTGCTCTACGTCAGCCAGCCCCGCCTCAATGACGTTTTCGTTTGCGTTGCCAGTACCGGCAACTAGGTAGTACCTTTTGTTGACCATGTTGTTCTCCTATTTATCTAAGTGATTTGCGAAGGGCCATATCCCCGATGAGGGTAAGGCAGCGTAGCACGGTGTGGCATGCACCCGCAAGTGTTGCGATTACCAATCCGCCCACCAAATAGTTGTCGACGCGCACAATATAGGATGCGGCGTAAGACAACACTATCCCAGCAACAATCTTGACCCACGGCATGGCTTCACGGGGAAGAAGGGCATCAATAAGTTGCAACAATTTGTAGACGGCTAATGCTCCAATAATGTAGTTCATGTTTTGTTAGGAATCCAATCGTAAAGGATGGTGTAGGTAATTGACGTATCGATCAGCATAGTGATTGGAAGCAGTTTTGGCAACAACCGAACAATTGCATTGTTAACTTTTTGTCGGTTAGTTGTATAGGTTGAATACGAAGCATACCGAATTCCACTCCATTGATAGTCAGCAAAGTTGTTTTGGTACAAAAATCCACCAAAGTCTGAATCTCCATTAAAAAAAGTTCCGTATGTACGAGGTTCAACCATCCACTTATTTATATTCATTGTTGCATTAGCGTTGATCTCAAAAATCATCACCGGATATTTTGATAAGGCGTCCTCCTGATCCGGCATCAAAATAACTGAACGGCCAACCGGAGAAAGGTTTGACGGCATCATTTTGTTTGTTTGTTTTTCTGTTGCCCAGTCAGACCACGCCGCCGAAGTAGTTGCCCACTGTGAGCCCCACATTTGACCAGCACTGGCAGTCATGGTTGCAGACGACCAATAATTTACCGATGCTGATACGGGAACCCCAATTTGTGAAATAAGGGCAAATTGTGCAGAGGATGAACCAGTGTTAACAACTTGAAGACCATCTCCAGTGTTGGTAACCGACACGCTAGCAGAGTTCGATGAGTAATTCCATTTCTTAGTTGCTGATGTAACTACAAACAAAGAGTCTGCTACAAGGTTTGCACGTTCTGCGTACACGCGAAAAGTATATTTCGGATTGTTAATAGACTCAACAACATCAACATTGCATCCGCTTAACGCTGTCATGTATTGCCGTGTGGCATCAAGCGTTCCCTTACGCTGCCGGTAATAGCCAATATCTTGAATAATTTGACGAATGCGCGAAGTACCAATATCATCAATATTGACCTCAAGCCCAAGCATGCTTGCTAGTTGTTCAATTGATTCTGTTTCCGTAACGCGGGGGTCATATTGGGCAATAACAGAATCAATAAGGGTACGCGTGCGATCCATTTCAAAACCAAAGATTTCAAGAAGGTGACGCAAATGTCCGTACGAGGCGCCTTGGTAATCGTTTTCACGGTAGTAACGGGGAATGCGGGTCCATAGAGCATCAATTGACCCATAATTTTTTGGAACAAGTTCTTGAAGCGTGGCCACACGCTCGTACCAGTTGACTCCCGAAATGCCTGTACCGTTTTGGTTCCAGTGGAGAAACAACGAATAGTACGCCCACTTCCCCGCAACCAACCCCTCATGGTCAATGGCGTACGTGACATCGTAATACTCTTGTCGTTTGACTACTTCGCCATCCGCAACGGTTTCCGGGGCCCCTGTAGGTGAGTACACAACAACAATTGCTTGAATTTCCGTGTTCCCCACACTGTTAGTCGCAGGATTGCTAAGAGAAAACTGTGACCAATTAAGGCGCACACTGTTGTGTGACCTTGCAGTAGCAGAAAATTCTGCGGTAACAACTAGTTCTGGGACAATATTGACAAATCCATCTGCGCGAAGGGCAAAGTCTGAATCTTGACGAGTCAACCCGGCGGGGGCCGTTGTGTCAATACCACGAACATACGAACCAAACGGGTTTACATCAGGTGCGCCTGCAAGGTCTTCTCGCCTGACTCGAAATGAAACGTATGCCATTAAATCTCCGTATCAACGCCACCAAAGCCACTGACTGTAAGGTCATCTAAAAGAAGGAGGCGCGCATCTGCTGCCTTGACACCTTGAACATTTGGAGAAATACTGATGGTGTCAATTACTGTAGATGAAGTAGTCGTGAACTGAGTGATGTTTACATAATCAACCCCACTTACGGCAAGGATTGCTCGATACAACTCTCCAAGTGTGATTTTCTGCCCAAATGAAACGTTGTCAAATGTAAACAATGCTTTGATTGCGTCCTCAACATCACCAACAACGCTTTCTTGAACAAATGTTGGCAGTGCTGCAACGGAACAAGAAATTCTAACAAGGTCCAAAGTTATTGACGGCATTATTACAGAGTTCACCCCAACCATTTCCCTAGGACGAAGATACTCATACATTGCATCGCGGTACGAAGATGACAGGGAGAGGGGGCCTGTCGTAGGAGATACCACAAGAGTTCCGTCATAGGTGTCTTGTGGGTCAAGTCCATAAATTTTTACTTGTGCGTTCATGAACGTTGCTGAAGACGAAACACTTGCAGACGCAACGCTTGCGGAGTTGAGATCATATAAAAGATTGGTTCCCGACGATCCACTTTTGACAACGTACGTACCATCAAAGGTGTCGTCTACCCCAAAAATAGCAAATGTTTCACCAACAGTTAGTCCGTGATCAGCACCGGTAGTAAGAGTAGCAACGCTTGCCGACAATGCCTTGTTAGTAATGAATCCTCTTTTTGCTGTGGCCCCAACCACGACCTCAGCCGTGGTTTTGACAATTCCGGGAACGCGCAAACTCAAATCAATGTAATCCTGCAGGGACACAGCCCGGTCCTGCGAGCGGAATGCCGCAGGAATATTTACTTTTAGAGAAGCAGCACTTTCTGAATTAGAACCAAGGACCGCTCGAGAAGAATTTGGCGTAATTACAATGCCGTCGTAAGACGGTCCATAAACATTGCTAAGTGACTCAAACTCTTTAATAGAGTTAGGATTTACGTTTCCAGCAGCGCCACGACTACGGCGATACGCAATAGACACTACCGCATTGGTTGTAGGAATTTTTCCATGAATTCCATTACCAAAAACAAGGGTTGACGAGTCGTCGGCCTGAAGTTCAACCAAGTAGACGGGGTCAGTATTGGTGTGTTCAATAAGCCTATTAACACGTGCATATTGAACTGCTGCACCACCAACCCCCTCGGCCACAGACACGACAAACGAAGTGGCCACAATGCCAGTTTTAGACAAAGTAAAACGTTGACTCAAACGACCGTTACTTGTAAACGTTTCTATAAAAATTTCACCTTCAGTAACGTTAACCGTGACTGGCGTTGCTTTGGGGTAAGTTGCGTAATCAGAAATTGTTGTTCCGTCAGTGTTAAAAGCAATGTTTCTATCAAGGGTAAAGATCACCGGCTCAGCGGTTTCCAAAAGAGGTGTAGCAACAAAACGCGTACCCGCCGGAATCAGGATTGGCAATGCGTTGGTTGCAAGAGATTGTGATGCGTTAAGAGTGATGGATGACACAGCCGAAGTACGGCCAACCGGGGTGTAATCAAGAAGACTTGCAATAGCCAGCAAGGAATCACGCTGGGTTGCGGTTCCAAGAAATGCTTCTTTAGCAGCACGGTCAATGTAATAATGCAAAACATCACCCATGTACGCCCAAAGATCAACAAGGAGCATGCCAAAGTCCGACGCGTCTCGCGATGTCCATTCGGGCAAAACAAGAGATGCGCGCTCAAGCAAATCTTCTCGAATTGCCGTGTAATCCCTACTTGTGTAATCAAACGTGCTCATATCGGATCTTTCTCACTAAGGTCGCTAGGGTTAACAACTGAAATAGCGGTGGTTTTAATCCCAAACGGCGGCACTTTATACTGTACTTCAATAAGCATTGAGTTCTGTTCACCAGTTGCAAGGCTTGCTGGGCCGTAATTGCGAAGCCTCATGTCAAGAATTTGGGCACCAGAAACGTTTTTTCTAAGGCCAATAAGCGCTTCAGCCTTATACTCCTGAAAAAAAAGAGAATCAAAGTTTTCAAACACAAGTTTGTCCGTGTTGGCGCCGTACGCTGGAGACATTGAGCGCTCCATGACGTTAGTAACCATAAAGTCTTTAATTTTTTGAGCAATGATTTTCTCATTGTCTGTCAACATCATAACGCGTCCCGAGGCGGGATCAATTTGAAATGGTGCTTTAAGTACGGCCATAATTACACACTCGGATTGACGTTGAGAATGAATACATTAGAAAAGTCAGCGCCATCAGCGGTAACTACAACCATTTCTCCAATTTGTGGGACGGGCCAAACGCCATTAACTTTCTTCCTACCAATCATAGAAATATTAACAACAGTTTCAGGCCCAAACTTAGCGGGGATTCTAACCCTTATTTCGCCTGTTTCAGCGCTTGAAAACGACACAATAGCGCGATGAATCCCTGCAACTTGACTTTTGTTAGTAAACATAAGAAAACTCTCGTGAACGTTGCCACAGGTTACCAACCAGCCTTGGCGCAGGCGGTTCTCGATACGTTGCGCCAATGATCCCCTGAGGGGGTTTTTCATTGGTTGAATCGGTTTTTAATTTTAAATTTGTAATGTAATGGGAATTGTTTACAATGTGTGTTGCTTCCGCAATGAGCCACAGACCATCAAATTTTGAATTGTAGTTTGAAACTTGTGCAAGTCGCCCCGGCATCGCTCCTGATGTTCCCATAACCACAGCATCGGCGTTTACTGGGAACTCTTGTTTAATGTATTTTTCAGCAAACTGCCGAAGTGTTTCTGAAGAGGTGGCGTTAAAAGTCACTTCATTTGTAAAACGCCTTTCAACAGGGGAACCAAGGCCACTGTTGCGAGAAGCAGGTAATGAATATTGAATTTCTTTTCCTGTTACATCCAACGATTTAAGAATCCATTGCGAAGTACTTCCATCAGGAGTAACGTCCCCAAATGTTCCACGAAATTCATAAATGTTTCCGGGCCGTCGTTCCTTACCCACATTCACATTTTCTGCTTGGTTTGAAAGTTCTGTTGGGGGAAGGGATCGAAAATAAGAAGAGAACGGATCATATACGTGAATATGCGTTCCACGCACCTGTACGTAATAGCCGACAGTGTTTGCTAACTCAACAAGAAGTTCCCAATCGCTTTTTTCACTTTGCTCAACTAGGGAAAACACATACTGATTGTTGGGGACGGAATAACTAAAGTTGTATTTGTTAGCAAGCAACTTAACAATGTCAAGAATAGTTTTGCGTTGGTACGATGTGCTACGCACCGTTTTCATGTCATAACTGCTTCCAAAGCACACAACACGAGCCGCTTGGATATTAGAATTATTAACTTTTCCCATTCGCGTAAGGGCCTCAAACTCAACGTAACCCACATAACCAAAAAAATTAATCATGTTGGCTTCGTTGTTTCCCAGATTGATCGTTACCGGAAGTCCTCGAAATGCTGTTACTGCTTCACCGGGAAATCCAGAAAAAGTAATGACTGCCATATCGTGTTTGTTCTCTGCCAACATCAGTTCAACAATGGCAATTTGAGTGTCAGGAATAGAACTTCCTTGAATATTTACTGAAAGAAGCGGCGCATCCTCAAAAGCATTACGAAAAATCATTGCGGCACACGAATGACATCCCCCGGAGCAAGGTCAAGAGGAAATTTAATTTGTGGATTAAGATCAGCAATTCTCCAGTATTGTCTCGCATCACCGTAAATGCTTGCAGCAATTGACTCAAACGTGTCGCCGGGAACAACGTAGTACTTGTAAACAGCGACGTTGTAAGACTCTTTTCTCTCTGCTGTAACAATCCCGTCGTCCGCAACAACAGAGTTATAAGTGTAGCGAGAAAGTGTATAAATCATGGCCGAAGTGCTGGTGGGGCAGGAGCGCTTGGTGGAGTAAATTTAATAGTAATGTCATCAATCATATGGATACCAGAGGCTGTGATGTTGAAGTGAGAAGCATGAAAACTTTGTGGAGAAGTATAAGATGCACCAAACCTTGTTGCATTAATTTTAATTTCCATTTCAAAGTTAAATCTGTCCTCTTTAAAAGGAACAAGAGCCTTGGGTATGTCTCTGATCCAATTATTAATGTACCCGCCCGACCCATCATCAATAACCCACTTGTCGCCAGTAAAACGTATTGGACCATTGGAAGTCATCACATAAGGTTTTTCTTTTGTACCCCATGCGGGAATGGGAATTGAATTAACGTTTTCTTTTGTGAAGTAATTAATTTGCTTTAAAGTCTTGTGCAATCCATCCGCACTAATCCAACCCTGAATGTCTCGACTATTGCTTGCCCCATCTATGTAAGCATGCCAGTAGATTGTTATTTTTGCAGCGTAAGTAAAGGAAATATCTTTATCAGCGTTTCCGCTTGGGCGCCAATTTTTTGCCGCATCACTTATCTTCAAATCAAATTTTACCTTCGGCTCTTTAGTAAATGCAAAACCAAGTAGACTGGCTGAGACATAGTCCCTCGTTGCTTCCACACCTGTAAAAAAGTTAGAAAGACCTTCAATCGTTGCCTTTCTAATTGTCACGTCCTCCTCTTGATTTGTTGTTGCATCTGGCGAAGCATCGGAGCCGGTAGGAATGGGAGTATCTATTGTAAAAATGGTTCCCTTTTCTTTTACAAACCCCATGTAGATCGCCTGCACGGTTAGAAATACTTTTGCTTGCGTTGGTACGTAATTACTATTAAATTTGTGAATATTTACTTCGCTGCTGAGCACAAAACCTTCAACCATCATCCATGGGGCTAGTTGAACGCGCACAGGAACTGGCGTAATAAATGCGGTGTTGCCCAGATTTGGATTTTCATAGTCTTTGGTAAATTGAGAGGCGACAACGGGAGTCCCAGCCTCGTTTGACTTATCCGTATCGTCAGTGTTTTCAGTTTTTGCGGGTTCAGAATCCATTTTTGAAGCAATGTTTTGTACAATCATAGACATTTCTTGGTTAAATCCTTGACCAATTACAGCGTCAAGAACCATTAGATCGGCAAGAATACCAATGCCACAAACCCAACTTGGGTTATATTCTCCGGTAATAAAGTCCTCAGGTTTGGTTTGCAGCGCCCTTCGGGCAAACTCAAGATTTGCGGTTGCAATTTTATTTCCAATTTTGTATTTTCCAGACCGCAATTCAGCCTCGCGGTTAAAAAGCAATTCAAGTGTGTACGTTGATTCACCGTATTTAGGAACAGCCAACTGAGCCGGATCTTGATTAAAGAAAAAGTGTGTGCTCATGTTGGCAGTTACATTTCGCACAACCTGCTCTGGCTGAAATTGAAATTTAACTTTGCGGCCACTAATTTGAGGAGCGTTTGGCATGCGTGCAAAATATTCATTTAAACGACGAACATACCCTCGGTGAATTTGAACAAGGTTTCCAGCGTTATCACGTACTGTTCCACCGGGATAAAGAAAATCAGGATTATCCGCGTACCCACTTGGTTTTTCCAAAGAACTGGGAGTCAGCGATCCCTGCACCTCTTGGATGCGTTCCGAGGTGTCGGGCGGCCGCGCGGCGGTGGCGCTGGTAG